GGGTAGTCTCGGTCTCTTTGCTTGCTTCCCCCCAAGGCCTGGCCAACGCCAACACTTCGGCCCTGGCTATCATCACCGATGAGGTTCCCATCGCCGGGGCGTCCTTCGGTGACTTCGGCATTTACTACGGTCTGAGTGCCGTTGTCTCCGACTGGGGCTCCAATGCCGACGTGGTCCGCCTGGCGGCCCAGGTCTTCAGCCAAAGCCCCAACCCATTGAGCGCCCGGGGCTTCCTAGTCATCATCCCCCGTAAGCAGTCCAACCCGGCCCAGGCCGCCGTGGTCCTCGGGAGTGGACCGGTCGACTTGACCTTGCTCACGGCCCAGGACTACAAGCTGAACTTTGGCCACGATTCCAGCACGGCGACCGACCTTGTCATCGGTGCCATTGATTCCAGCGACATGGTTTCGGCTGCAGCTTCGTTGAACTCCACCGCCGTGGCTGCGGCCAACATCGTCTTTGAGCTTTCCGGGACCGTCACGGCCGCAGTGGTCAAGCTCAAGACGACCGCCACCGGGGCAACGGCCGCTATCGACATCGGTGTCACCTCGGATGGCACCAACATTGGGCCCCTGTTGGGGCTTCCGGTCGGTCGGGTCACTGGAACCGCCACGGGCCTCGAGGCCATCCGGGATTGTGTTCTTCGGACCTATCCCGAAGTCTTCTACTTCGGGATCATCCTGAACGTCATCCCGACCGATGGCGAACTTCCCGCCCTGGCCCAGGTCATCCAGTCCATCGACAAGATTCTGTTTTACGCCGAGTCCGATAGCGCCAAGGTCGCCGGGATCATGACCACGCTCAAGGCTTCGGGTTTCTCCCAGACCAGGGGGTTGCTCTATACCCTTTCCGAATCCCAGGCGCTCGACTTTGCCGCCGGATACGCCGGTCGGGCTCTGTCGACGGACTTCACCGGGTCTGGCACGGTATCGACGATGCACCTCAAGGACATCGTGGGTATCCCCGCCGACTCGGGATTGACCGAGACTCTTGTCACGGCCGCCCAGAATGCCGGAGCCGACGTGTACGCCGATTTCGGGGTTCCTAAGGTCTTTACCAGCGGCGCAAACCGGTATTTCGACGAGGTCTACATTGCCCTGGCCTTCAAGCTGGCCATCCGGGTGGCCGGGTTCAACTACCTCGCCACCACCGCCACAAAGATCCCTCAGAACGAAATCGGAATGAACGGCCTCAAGGGCGCCTACCGAAAAGTGGTGAATCAGTTCGTGGCCAACGGCGCCTTTGGCCCCGGAGCCTGGAACGGTACCACCTTCGGCAATCCCGAGGACTTCATCCGCAACATCAGCGACAACGGATACTACATCTTCTCGTCCCCCATCGCCCAGCAGACCCAGACCGTCCGGGATTCCCGGGTCGCTCCCCTCGTCCAGATTGCGGCCAAGAGCGCCGGGGCCATCCACTCGTCCAACGTCGTCATTTCCATCGAAGCATAAGGAGCAAGAATCATGGGACAAATGGCTCTGACCGGCGCCGACACGGTCATCATTAACGATTTCATCCTGACCGCTTTTGCGGACGGGGATTCTGGTTCTTTCACTTTCCCGAACAAGCTGTCGGAAACCAAGGTGGGAAAGAACGGGAACGCCATTTTTGCATTCAACGCGATGGGTCTACTCTCCGAGGCGACCCTCAGGCTCATCCGGGGATCCGGGGATGACAAGTTTCTCAACTCCCTCCAGAAGGCCTACATCAACGACCCTGCCAGCTTCACGCCCCTGAATGGTGAGTTCATCAAGCGGGTCGGCGACGGCAAGGGCAACGTCACGAATGACACCTACGTTTTCGCTGGCGGAATGCTTCCCAACCTTCCCGAGGTCAAGGAAAACGTGGCCGGTGAAACCGAACAGGCGGTCACGATCTGGAAACTGACCTTTGCGAACTCCGATAGGACGATGGGCTGATGGATCTGGCAGGCAAGCGTTTCCTCATCACCCCGGCCAGCTTCGAAGACGCGATGGAACTTCAGGACGCCGTCGGGGAAGCTCTCAAGGGTTCCAAGATGGACTTCCGGGGTCTGGGGAGCGTTCTGGGCGACGGGGGAATCGAAAACGTTCTCGACGGGGATATCGGAGAGCTTTCCGGGCCCATCGAATCCATCATCGGGATGGTTCTCTCGGTTGTCACCAGCCGCCGTGTCAAAAACGCCCTCTTCAAGTGCGCCGAAAAGGCGCTTATGGGAGAGGACAAGATCAATCGGGATTTTTTTGACGCTGTCGAAAACCGGGAGTTCTATTACCCGATCATGACGGAGGTGATCAAGGTGAACCTCGGCCCTTTTTTCAAGAGTCTCGGTTCATTGTTCGGGGGCCCCGGGAACCTTCTGTCAAACTTCCTGAAGTCGAAATAAGGGTCAGTACCCTTTCCCTTACTTGTCTACGCCTGGCCAAGGCCGGATACTGGGGAGGGGACTCCGAGAAGGTGGCGAAGGCCCGGGTCGACTACGTTCTGGATGCCCTGGCCTACAACGGGTTTTTGACCGAACTTGAGGAAGTGGCCCGAGAACTCAACAAGAAGGATTGAAGGATGACGGTAGTTCAGCTTTTCGCCAGAATCGGAATCAAGGCTGATGCTGAAAAGGCCAAAGAGGTCCGAGAATCAATCAAGAAGATTGAAGGACAGTTGAAAACGGCCGCCGTCGGCGCGTTGGCCTTTGGGGCTTCTGTGGCCCTGGCCATGAAAGGCGCCTTGGATTCTGCCAAGGCCTTTCGTCAATTCCAGGCCGAGACCGGGGCCAGCGCGGAAGAGCTGCAGAAATGGCAGGCGGTCGCCTCCGGTGCCAACGTTTCAACCCAGGCCATTGCCGACAGCGTAAAGGAACTCGCCCAGAACCGCGAGAAGATCAAGCTGGGCGGGGGGAACATGAGCGGGTTTGCCTTCCTTGGGATCAACCCCATGGACGACCCATTCGCCATCCTGGACCAGCTACGGGCGAAAACCGAAGGCCTCCCCCAGGCCATGAAGGCGAACCTCCTTGCTCAAATGGGCGTTTCAAACGAGTTCCTGCAGATTCTCAGTCTGACCAACGGCCAGTTCGCCGAGATGAGATCCAACGCCTTTGTAATTCCTCAGTCGGCCCTTGATGCCCTCAACCGGACCCAGGGGGCTTTGAACGTCCTGGGTAACGCCGTGAAGTGGTTCCAAGCCCTCATGGCCGAGCGCCTGGCCCCTACCATCGACAAGGTGGTCCGCAGTTTCACCGAGTGGATCAAGGCGAACAAGGATGGGCTTATCGCTGGTTTCCTGAACGGTACCAGGCTTCTCCTCAAGTTCATCGAAGCGATTGTCACGGTGGCGACCTGGATAGGTAGAATTGTGACGGCCACCATCGGGTGGAAGAACGCTTTCAACGTCCTCTTGATTGCCCTGGCCTACTTTAACCGGGCCCTCCTAATGTCGCCCATCGGAATCATCATCGGGAGCCTTCTCTTGTTGATTGCCGTCCTGGACGACCTTCACGCCGCTTTCCATGTCGACGGCGATAACAGGCAAAGTTTCTTTGGCGCCATCTTCGACAAATTCCCGGCTTTGAAGGCTCTTTTTGAGGGGACGTTTGGATTCATCAAGGATCTGGTGGACGTGATCAAGGGGCTGTTCGGAGGAGATCAGTCGGCCTTTGACAACGCGCTCAAGAAATGGGGCATTTGGGGGACTGTCATCAAGGGAATCAGGGACGCCCTTCAGTGGATCGTCGAGAACATTGGAAAGGGGCTCGAGGCGGCTGGAAAGGCTTTTGGCCCCGTCGGGGATGTTCTTTCGGGAAAGAAGAAAATCACCGATAAGTTGAGTCCAGAAGAGGCAAAGAACGCCCAGAATTTTGCTGATGGATTGATGGATGCGATGACCTTCGGTCTGAATAAAATGTTTCGGGACGGCTCCCCGGAGGCCAAGGCGGCCGTTGTCGGCGCTTCGTCGGGTGGTTCCTCATCCGGTGGCGTTTCGGTCATGGTTAACAATTCTTCAGAGGCTCCGATCACAAGTAAAGTTACCGTAAAGAAAAACACCGATGCCAAAACCATCCAGGCCAACCGGTCGAAGGTGCAATAATGTCAGCCGGAAACATCCCAACCAGCATCACCCAGCCGGTAACCGATTTTCAGAAGTTCCTAAATGGGGCTTCGCAATACGTCATTGCTCCCAGGGGGGCCAAGGGGGTTGCCGGGTGGGTCTTCGACATCCCTACCGGAGAATCCGAAGACTTTGAGGCTGATGTCACGGACCACTACACCGAGAACGGGTCCTTCATCAACGACAACATCGTCAACAAACCCATCAGGGTCAGCCTCTCGGGACTGATCGGGGAATTGGTCTACCGCAAGCCTGCTGGGGCCCTGGGGGCCCTGACTCAGGTAGCTGGTAGACTTTCCCAGGTCGCGGCCTTGGGGGGAAACTATTCCCCGGGGTTCGTTCAGAAGACCCAGGGAATTCTAGGTCAGGCCCAGGCGGCCGGGAACTCGATCAACCGGTATCTCGACACGGCCCAGAACATGGTCAAATCCGTTTCCTCGCTGTTTGGGCCCCAACAGACCGCCCAGCAGAAGGCCTACAACGATTTGACAGCCCTTTGGAAGGCTAAGACCATCTTTTCCATTACGACCCCGTGGGCCTATCATGACTCCATGACGGTGGCAACCATGGGCTTTCGTCAGGACCAGGACTCAGACGACTATTCCACCATCGTGATCACCTTCAAGGAATATCGGGCAGCGGAAACCAAGCTGTCCACGTTCAAGGGCGGGGACACCAACCTCAACGCCATCCAGACATCCCAGCCGATCACCCAGGGCACCGTGGGGAGTGATCAGACATTCCTCAAGAGTGCCGCAGGAGGGAAGCCTGACTTCGGGCTTCTCCCCGGTGCCGGAGTCCTAACGGGGGCCGCCAAGTGATCCGGGTCGTCAGCATCCAACCAACCCCCGACCAGCTTTTCCGGGTGCCTCTGTCCGATGGGTCAATCATCTACTTCCGGCTTCTCTTCAAGCCCAGAATCCCGGCATTCTTCGTCAACCTGGAATGGAAGACTTTCAGCCTCAATGGGATCAAGCTGGCCAACGTGTTAAACCTCCTTGGGAAGTTCAAAAATATTCCATTCGGGCTTAACGTTGATTTGACCGATGGGACAGAACCCTACCTCATCGACGATTTCACCACCGGCCGCGCCACGTTCAACGTGTGGGAAGAGGATGACCTGGCCCTAATTGCGGCCTCTGGGACCGGCGGATGAAACTAGGCCGGAACTATCGCCTGACCATCGTCAACCCTCAGGGCGACCAAATCGACATCACCCCGCCTTTCACGCTCCATTTTACCGTTGAAAGAAACAACCTGGCCACCGCCAACACGGGGGAAATTGAGATCACGAACCTGGGACCAAACACCCGGGGCCGGGTGTTCAAGGACCGCTTTGACACCTCGCTGGAATGGCGACTTGTGCTCTATGCAGGGTACGGTACGAATCTCTTCCTTGTGGTTTCCGGGAACATCCACGAAGCCTATTCCTACAAAGAGGGGCCAAATTGGACGACCAAGATTTCGGTCTTTGACGGCGCTCAGGCTTTCCAGAATGGTTTTGTTTCGGCCTCCTACTCGGCGGGGACCGACAAGAGTCAGGTCATCAAGGATGCGATTTTTACCCTCGAGGGAATCCAGGAAGGGTACTTGGGAGCCTACGCCAAAGGCGAGGGGCCCCGGGCTGCTGTCGTGTTCGGGCCCACCCGGGAAGTGCTCATGGACCTCACCGAAGGCCACTTCTTTGTGGACAACGGAATCCTTCATGTCTCGGGTGACTTCGAATACGACGGGAGCGAAACCCTGGTGTTGGACGAAACCCAGCTTCTCGCCACACCGCAGCGCCGGGACACCAGCCTCGAGGTTTCCATCCTGTTCTACCCCCAGGCCCGGGTAAACGTTCTGGCCTCCCTCTCAAGTCTCTTCCCGATCTACAACGGGACATATAAAATATGTTCCATTCATCATGACGTGCTGATTTCTGAAAGTGAGAACGGAAAGGCGGAAACAAGCCTGGGGCTTCTTCTCTTGGGAAAGCAGTTCAAGGCTATCAACTCATGAAAAACCGAACGACCGAACCATCCATGAATGACATTCTTGACAGCCTCAAGGCCGAGATTTTCCGTGATCTAAATTGCGTGAAACAAGGTGAATTACAAG